AAGAATATCCTAATTGGAAGGCGTTTTAGAGATGCCTTTTAAGAGCGAGAAACAGAGGAAGTGGATGCACGCCAACGAACCTGAGATGGCGGACAGGTGGGAACGAGAAAAGGCGTATGGTGGACTCGTTAAAAAAGCGATTACTAACGAGTTTTCCAAACAAGGTTCTTTACAGGATTTTGCGGAAATGAGAAGTGGTGGCTTGATCGGCAATGGATCTCTGACGCCTGGAAAGGTTGTCGAGTTCAAGAAGAAGTGCAAAGACAAATTTGGGGATAAGTAATGGCTACTTCTGGAACCTCTGCATTTAACCTCGAAATTTCAGAGGTAATCGAAGAGGCGTTTGAGAGATGTGGTCTTCAGTCCAAGACAGGCTATGACATTGAGACGGCTCGTAGGTCTCTCAATCTCTTGAGCCTTGAGTGGGTGAATCGTGGCCTCAACTTCTGGACTGTCGAGCAGGGCACCAAAACCCTAACGCCAGGAACCTCCACGGTCACGATGGATTCGGATACCGTTGATTTGATTCAGTATTGGATTCGCGATGGGTCTGGTACGTCGCAAAGCGACCTGCCGATCTCGCGGTTCAGTGTGTCTCAGTATTCCTCTATTCCGAATAAGCTCACCGAAGGGCGTCCCGTAAATTTGTACATCGACAAGCAGCGTGATGCTCCGGTTGTATATTTCTGGCCCACGCCTAGTGAGGCTTACACGTTTGTTTATCAGCAAATACGGCGTATTGAGGATACGGGTGCCGTGGGATCTACTGATCCAGATGTGCCCGCTCGTTTCCTTCCGGCATTGGTGTCCGGTCTCGCCTATATGATATCGCAGAAGTATCCAGAAGCATTCGTGCGCTCTCCCGAACTCAAGGCTGAATACGAATTTCAGTGGCAATTGGCGGAACAGGAAGATCGTGACAGGGCGTCTGTCCACTTTGTGCCCGGAGGCTATTCCTGATGGCTAAGTTTGCCAAGGGCAAGTATGCATTCGGGTTTTGTGACCGTACAGGATTTCGATACAAGCTCAAGGACTTGGTGCCACAGATTAAAGCTGGCCGTATGACGGGTCTGATGGTTGGCAAGGATATGCTGGATGAGGATCAGCCCCAGAATTTCCTTGGCAGACTTGGTGATTACGCCGATCCACAAGCCATCAGAAACCCACGACCAGATCGAAATTTGACGGAACAAAGGAATATACAGTGGGGATGGCAGCCCGTGGGATTTCAGGGTGATAGTGCGTTAACTCCCGATAACCTGTCTGCTACTGGTTCAGTAGGTAGTGTGACGGTAACGACCACATGACCTACGCTGAACTGACTGCGGCCATCAAGGATTATTGCGATAACACGGAAACGAATTTCGTGGCTGCGATCCCCACGTTTATTAAGCAGACTGAACAGCGCATCTATCGCTCAGTCAACCTGCCCGTGAACCGTAAGAATGTCGCTGGCACCATCACCGATGGTAATCAATACCTGTCGATGCCCACGGACTTTTTGTTTCCATTGTCTTTGTCGATTACCAGTTCTAGTAACCAGATCTTTTTGCTGAACAAGGACGCGAACTTTATCAGGGCAACCTATCCGAATGCGTCCACCGAAGGGGTTCCGAAGTATTACGGTATTTTCGCTAGTGACACATTTATAGTTGGTCCTACGCCCAACGCTGATTTTGTTACGGAGCTTCATTATTACTATCAGCCAGCCTCAATCGTTGACACGAGCCCTTCATGGTTGGGCACGAACGCCGATACGGTTCTGCTCTACGGCTGTCTGGTCGAGGCGTATACCTACATGAAAGGTGATGCGGACATGATGCAGTTGTATCAGCAGCGATATCAGGAAGCACTGGATCTTCTGAAGATGCAGGCAGAAGGACGCATGACTGTTGATGAGTACAGAGATGGCACAATCAGAGTGCCTGTTCACTGATGTTTACCGGGGAAGTGGGTAACGTCATAGTCACCACGACCAACAATACCACCCTTGGCCCGGATCATTGGGCAACACGGGTATCCGATCATATTGTGTCCGTAGGCGAGGACGCACATCCACTGATAGCGGAGCAGGCGATAGAGTTTAAGGAGTCCATCTATAAAGCCGTGAAGTACTATATGTACGAAGCAATTAATGAAGACCGTTCTAGGATTGTTACCCTGTTGCGTTCAGCGGGCCACAACGATTTGGCCAACTCAGTGGAGGAGCTATAATGGCATTTTCAGGAAATTTTATGTGTACCTCTTTTAAAAAGGAATTGATGGAAGCAAAGCACAACTTCCTCCTTTCCGGTGGTGATACCTTTAGAATGGCTCTATATACAGATAGTGCTTCATTCACTGCCGCTACTACAGCGTATACCAGTAGTAATGAGATTACTAATGATGCAGGATCTGCCTACTCTGCTAAAGGAGCATCACTTACACGGATAGATCCTACGACAAGTAGTACGACCGCCTATACTGATTTTGCTGATGTTTCGTGGTCTACTGCTACGTTTTCGGCTATGGGTGCAATGATTCTTAATGATAGTGCGAGCGGTGATCCGTCTGTTATTATTTTAGATTTTGGTGCATTGAAAACGGCCACTGCTGGTACGTTCACGGTTGCCTTTCCTGCGGCAGATGCGAGTAACGCGATTATCCGCATAGCGTAGTATGGCAAATGTAACAGGCTGGGGCCGTTCTACCTGGGGTTCTAGCACCTGGGGCGAGCCAGTTCCCGTTGATGTAACGGGTGTAGCTGGAACAGGAGCGGTAGGAAGCGTCACGGTAACAGGTGATGCGAATGTAACTGTAACAGGAATTGCTGGTACTGGGGCAGTAGGATCGGTCACGGTAACAGGTACGTCCAATGTTTCTGTTACTGGTTTAGCAGGAACGGGGTCAGTAGGAAGCGTCACCGTAACGGGTACGGCAAATGTTACGTTGACGGGTCTGGCCGGAACGGGTGCAGTTGGCTCTGTAACGGTAACAGGTGATGGAAGTGTTTCGGTAACAGGATTGGCCGGAACAGCCGCAGTTGGTTCGGTATCGGTAGCGATTGACGTTTCGATAGCGGCTACCGGGGTCGCGGCGACAGGTGGTGTAGGTTCGGTAACGGTTACGGGAGAAGGAAGTGTAACCGTCACCGGAGTTGCGGGAACGGGTGCGGTAGGAAGCGTTACGACGAGTGTTAGTCAGAATGTCGAAGTAACGGGTGTGGTAGGAACAACGGGAATAACTGGAGTCAATGTATGGAGCATCATAGATGATTCTCAGACGCCAGATTGGGGAGCTATAGATGATTCGCAGACACCGGGGTGGTCTGAGGTATCGGATTCACAGACACCAGATTGGGCGGCTGTTATAAACTAGGAGTTAAGTATGGCAACGTATGTCAATAATTTGAGATTGAAGGAGATCGCTACAGGTGCCGAATCAGGTACTTGGGGCACTTCCACAAATACGAACCTAGAGCTTATAGCAGATGCTTTCGGTTCTGGCACCGAAGCCATCACGACCAACGCCGATACGCATACTACTACGATAGCAGATGGTACGGCCGATGAAGGCAGAGCCATATACATGAAGTATACGGGCACACTGGATTCAGCGTGTACCATCACTCTGGCACCAAATACCATCAACAAGTTCTGGATCATTGAGAACGCCACAAGCGGCTCTCAAAACATCATTATCAGTCAGGGCTCCGGGGCCAACATCACAATCGGTAATGGCAATGTTTCGGCAATCTTCACCGATGGTGCCGGATCTGGAGCGGCTGTCCTTGACGCACTCGCTGATCTGGAATTGAGTGCCACACTCACTGTAGCGGGTAACGTAGACTTTAATGGCGATTTGGATGTAGACGGCACCACCAACCTAGATGCAGTAGACATTGATGGCGCGGTACAGGTTGATTCAACAATTACGGTTGGTGCTGACGATACTGGGTACGATGTCAAATTCTTTGGTGATACAGCCAGTGCTTATATGCTATGGGATACGTCTGCCGATGATTTGGTTTTAGCTGGTGCCGCAGGAATTGACTTAGCAGGAGATATAGATGTAGACGGGACCGCAAACCTAGATATCGTAGACATTGATGGTGCTGTTGATATGGCATCAACATTGACTCTGGCTGGAAACGCAGACTTCAATGGTGATTTAGATGTAGACGGAACTACCAATTTAGATGTAGTGGACATCGACGGTGCGGTAGATATGGCTAGTACACTTGATGTCACGGGCAATGTCGGGCTT